AGCAGCAAACCTACAACAGCAGCAGATACAGGCTATTGCTAATCTGTTGGGTGGTCAACAAGCTAATACTCAAACAGGTCAGACAGCACAGACAGGTTTGCTTGAAAGTTTGTTTAATAGGTTTACAGGTAACAATACCACTGCTCCTTTGAACGACGCAGCTAACACACAAGCAGCTCTTGACTACTACTTAGGTAATCCATAATGGCTAATATAGATATTTCATCTTTGTTCTCTGACATTGTTCCTGACCCAGAGCGACAGCAACGAGAGCGTACATTACAACAGAATGACGCAGTTAATCAGGCTAACTTAGTTGGAAAGCTAGGCGGCATGGCAGCTTATTACGCCCCAGAGCGTAGTCGTGCGTTGCAGCAGTCTGCTACTGGCTTGCTTGGTATTGATACACGTACTGAGTCTCAGAAGGCTATGGAGCAGCTTAAAGACGCTAAGATAGACTTGTCTAGTCGTGAAGGATTGATTAAAGCTGCTAACATTTATCAAAATATAGACCCAATAAAGGCAGCACAGCTTCGTACACAAGCGGCAGCTCTTAAGACAGAAGAAGACAAAGTAGCTCGTGCAGCGGTAGAAAATCAACAAACTGACACTGCTTTTGCTCTAGATGTGGCAGAGGCAACTGATACGTTAGCTGATCGAGGACGTGTACGTGAAGCGTTGCCAGACATTGCAAAAGGTTTTGAAGAGAGAGGGTACAACGACATAGCTTCTCAGGTAGGTAGCGGAGCTTTATCAGTAGCTGACGCTAATAAAATAGCAGATGCTAGAACAAATATTGAAAATACTGACGAATGGGCAAGAATGAATAATACTACTATTTTTAGACGCTCTGACGGAGAAACAATAAGCACAGGGGAAATACCTCCTGAAATGATTATGGAGCTTGGGGAAGGTGATAACAAAAGATTAGTAGGAATAAACCAAGACGGATCAGTTGGTTTTAATGTATCAGCTGCGTCTTTGTTGTCTGGGGAAGACACAGCATCTGACGCAGTTCCTGCTGCTAATCCTTATTATAACGAAGTTGCGACTAGCTTTAATGCAATTAACCAGAACATTTCAACAGCAGAGCAGTTAATAGCAGATTACCCACGCTCTACAGGTTTAGGAGGTAACATACTCCAAGCAGTTACAGCTAATATACCTGTTGCGCGAGAGATTGCTATGCAGCCTCGGATTGATTTACAGAATCAGATTGATTCTATTATTTCAAACATAGGGTTTGACAGGTTGCAGAAAATGCGTGACGAGTCTAAGACAGGAGGTGCGTTAGGTAACGTATCTAATATTGAATTAGGTTTGTTACAAGCAACCATTGCTTCTTTAAAAGTTGAGCAAGACCCTGAGCTGCTACTTATGAATCTACAGAAAGTAAGGCAGCATTACGAAAACTTAATGAAAGCAGAGATGGGCTTGTCTGTAGAGGTTGACCTAACTAATCCGGCTTACGCAGGTCAAGTACAGCAGCTTGACGGCGTTATATACGTTAAAGACCCTGACTCTCCTACTGGATGGTCAAAACCTAAAGACGCTAATTCTCTAACAATCAAGAAATTATAGGTAACTTTATGGCTGATACAGCTGTTAGTCAAGAAATAGCAGATAGACTCAACGCGCAAGTTGCTGATCAGTTTGGAGGAGGCTCTACTAACGCCTCCTCTGGTCTTGTTCCTTTGCTAGAACAGCAGGAAATATCAGATGAGTCGTGGTATGAAAGACCAGATATGGTTGCTCGTATGCTTATTGATGGAGCAACCTTTGGTTTTTCAGACGAGATAGCAGGCGCTGTTGGCGCAGGTTTAAAGACTGTAATGGGTGAAAACAATGGTCGATCATACTCTGAAACGTATGCAGATATTGTAGACGACTTAGAGGCTGATCGTAACGCTTACGAAGAAAACAACACAGCTGCTGCTATTGGTTTAAATGTAATAGGCGGTCTTTTAACAGCACCTGTATCAATTACAGGATCAATAGCTCGTGGTCTGGGTTTGGCAGGCCGTGGCGTAGCTAGGGCTTTACCTTCTGTTGGAAAAGCGGCTACGGATGTTGCTAGATTTGCTCCAGAAGCTCAGCAAGCAATATCGTCAGTGTCTCCCGCTATAGGAAACATTTTAAAAGCAGGTCAGAACATAAATCCAACAGTCGCTAGCGTTGCTAGATTTGGTACTGAAACTGCTGCAACAGGGGCGTTAGCAGGAGCGGGTTACGCTAGTCGAGGAGAGGACGTTACAGATTCAGCCCTAGACGGCGCAATGTATAGTTTGTTAGCGGGGACTGCTCTTAAAGGAGTTGGAATAGCGGCTAAGGGAGCTACAACTCGTAGAGTAGCGCAGGATTTAGGAGAGGGTGGTTCATTCGTGCCGCTAAACGTGGCTGACTCTGACGGCTCAGTAGGTAAAATATATCGAAAGGTCATAGGTAACCTCCCTGTTGCGTCAACAATGTTAAAACAACAGACAGATAATATAGCTAATCCGTTAAAACAAGACATTGCCAATGTAAGTAGTAGAATACTTAGCAGAGAAGCGTCTGCTACTAATAAGTTTTTAGACGCTGAGACAAACAGCTTACAAAACTTATATAAGAATGCTGAAAAAGCTGTGTTAGCAGGGAAAACTGAAGAGGAGGCGGCAAAGACTGCGTTAACTCTTGCTCGTAAACAAGCTAACGTTACAGCTCGTACGCAGAAAATAGATAAAATATACTCTAATGCTGAAGCGGGTTTTAGAAGAGAAGTTTCAGAAGCATCTGTACCTGCATCAGCTAGGAAAGCAGAAGCAAAAAATATACTAGACCCAAAAAACACAATGCAAGACGTTGTAAGAAATTTACAAGATACATGGACAAGTAGAGGATTTGAAGTAGTCCGTGGTCGTTCGTTTAGAGTATCGCAGGATAATCTATTAAAAGATATTCAAGAGACTGCAGGGGATGAGCTTGGAGATATAGCTGAGCTGTACGGAGTAAACAAAGCCAGAGTTCCTGAGATNATAAGTGAGTTTATAGGTAATAATGTCTCAAAAGGAGTTATTTCAGGAGAGAAATTAACTAGTCTACGTAATACAGTATCTAGGACAGCTTATAGTTTATCCCAAGGAGGTGGTGAAAGTGCTGTTAGAGGCTTCGCTATGTCAAAGGTTCTTAGCGAGTTAGACAATGTTATTGAAAGACAACTTACTGGAAACAACCTTGCTAAGTTTTCTGCCGATAAACAAGCATATAAGACTTTTATGAATCTTAAATCTGCTGTTGGTAAAGCATCAACTAAAGTAGGTCAAAGAGGTACGTTTACGCCTAATGATTGGTTAGCAGCACTGGCATCAAACTCAAGAAGAGAGTTGCAACAAGGTACTGGAGTGTTTCAAAAACAGGCTGACGAACTTGGTGATCTACAAGCTAGAGCAAATGAAACAATAAAAAAAGCAAAGGATATTACGAAGAACAACATGGCTCTTGGTCTTAAAAACCAACAAGCAGCTCTTACTAAGCAGCAGAAAGACTTAGCTGTACAGATGGCTGTTAAAAAGAATAATGCGACTGCCGGACTTAACAAACAAAAAACAGGGCTTACCGCACAGCAGCAACTGGTTCGAGAAGGTCGTGAAGCAAGTGTTGATGAAATGCGTAGTCTACAACAATTAAAAGACACGTTAACGTCTAAACAGAACCAACTACGTTCTTTAGAGCAGTCCTTACCTGACAGCAACTCAGCATCTAACCTGTTAAGTATCGGTACAGCGTTGTCTTTGTTGACACCCGCTGCTGCTCAAATAGGCGGTTTAGCTGCTTTTGGCGCTTTAGCAGGTACTCAAGGCTTTCAACGAGTAGTAGCAGGACAGACAAGGTCGCAACAAGCTCTAGCTGAAGGCTTAAAGAAAGCCTCTCCTGCTTTAGAAGCACTACGTAAAGCAACGCAGTTAGGAGCTGTAGAGGCTGAGTCTGCACAGACTTCATTGAACGAGATGCTACAAGTATCAAGAATGGGGACGCCGTCAGCAAAGGCTGCTATGCTTAGAAAGTTACAAGCTACTGGACGAGCAGAACAGCTGCAAAGTATAAACCCTGCCGCTTATAGGGCATTACAGAATACACAGTCTAACTAGGGACTTCACCGGCGGCGGAGACATCAAAAGAATAACATGGATTTATTAACTTGTAAACATAAAAGAGGTTGTTATGAACTATTCTTACTCAAATAAAAGCAAGCCTACTCCACCTAAGAAGAAGGCGACATCTAAGAAGAAGAAAAAGAAGTAACCTAATCCTCTGTGCTGCCTTAGGATCGTCCCTGTGACGTACACAAAAAAGCCCTATAGAGATTGGGATGCTCTATAGGGCTTTTCCTTACTTAGTTATATGCCACAGACACCAGAGGCACACACAGTCTCGCTGTTCTCCTCAAACACCACACCCTTGTGCTTCATAGCCTCTTTGTAGCTACACATCGTTAGCGGCTGACCACCACGAGAGCCGTCAGGGTAGCAGGTAAAGCCTCGCAGACGTGGTGCATACTTAGCCAGTATTGTAGCAAACTCCATCACACGGTCTTCGTTGTTGCCTTCACTGCCCCACGGCGGTAGGTTGATAGTAGACGAGATAGACATATCAACATAGTCTTGTACGTCAGCTTGGAACTTCAGCCTACGCTCAAAGTCATTAACCATAGACGATGACGTCTGTATGCTGTCAGGGTCTAAGCCGTGTGTCCTAATCAAGTCCTCGCTGTAGCGTCTACAACGTACTCATACTTCCACTTGTCACCACCAACTAAGTAGCGGCGCTTGTAAGCAACAGCGTACAGAGGCTCTATGCCTGTTGTAGTGCCTGCGAGTATCCCTATAGTACCTGTAGGAGCGATTGCACGATACGCAACAGGGCGACTGATGCCACGGGTGTCACAAAGAAGATTAGCAGCTCTTTCCGATTCATCTCTAAATACCTCTAGCCACCTGTGCAGCTCTTCTGTTACTTCGTAGTCACTGCCGCGCTTTAGCAGAAACTCGTGCATACCCATTAAACCAAGACCGAGCCTTCTGTTCTTCTGTCTAACAGCATACACTTTCTTAGTTGGAAGGTCTGCTGTGAGCGTGCCTGCGACAAGGAACATCGAGGCGACTCGAACGATTGCTCTAAACTCCTCGATATCATCAATTGCGCCAATATTAATACTTCCAAGATTACACACATCTGAATCATCCTCACTAGTGACTTCGGTACAAGCGTTCCTGAGTGTTTCATTCTCTTTGTCTCCGAAGTTAAAGGAAAATCCTGGCTCTCCTGTCATTAGTGCTTGACGGCAATTCTGTACAAACGTCTCAGGCAAGAAGCCGTTGTTGACAGCATCTAAGAACTTGTCATCGTAGTTAAGACTGATGTTAGTCATGTCTAGCGGTGCAGGGAAGTTAAAGTTGTTCTGCTTAGCATCAAACACTGTAACGCCTTCAGCGATGGGTAGTGCGTGCCAATCTTTAGCAGACAAGAACTTCTGTGCGTCACCGTGTTGCCAGTTCAGTGAGGCATAGATAGCACTACGTCTACTGCCGCCCTGCATCACGTTTCTGCCTATTTCGTTTATAGAGTTCATTAGTGGCAGTGGGCCTGACGCTTCCCCGCCTGTCCTGCCCAGTGGTGACCCGCTCGGACGAAAGACGCTGTAGTCTATGCCAATGCCGCCGCCGCTCATCAGACAGTCGCTTGCTCGTTGTGTCAGCTTTCCCCATTCTTCTCTAGTGTCCTCTTCACCTTTTAACAGATAGCAGTTGTTGTAGAAACTAGCCTGTCTACCTGCATAGTAAATGTAACGACCACCTGCCATGAACTTAAACTGCTTCATAGCATTGCCTAGATACTCTGAGTCTTCAGTGCTTAGTATGCCTGTACAGACATCGTGCATAAGGTCGTCTACTTTCTCTGCCCACGTTTGCGTCTCGTTCAAGGCGTACTTGTTGCGGAAGATTGACTCACCAAAACTGTTTCTAAAATCGCTCATGCTGCTTGTCCTCTATCTGAGTCTTTAATAAATACACCTGCGCCGTTGAGATAGCCTTTACGATCTTTGATGTCTTCGTAAGCGACTTCTAAACATTCTTCTAATGTTAGCTCGTTCATCATTGCTAAGTTGTTCAACACCACCAAGCAGTCGCCAATATCGTCTGCTATATCTCTATGCTTTGCTACGTTGTCAGCAAGTTCTCCTACCTCACTAACTAGCTTCAGAGCCTGTGTTGCTACAATACCGTTCCTAAAGATTCCACGTTCGCTGCTCCACTTGGTACACAGCTGTAGTAACTCGTCCATTCTAGACATTGCACTTCTCCTCTATCAACTTGTCTAAGTACCAACGTGCTTTGCGTAAGTCTTCTACGCCGTTCTTGTCTTGCCAACGATGCGTATACTTGATTACGTTTCCGTTAAGATAGCCTATAAAGGCTTCTTTACTAAGCCGCTCTTTAATGTACTCAATGCACTCAATACCGCTGCCCTTGTAGTGGCTAGGGTTGATAGCATCTTTTATAGGTTCTGCTGCTCTCTGCTCAGCGTTAATTTGCTC